ACTGGTTTAGCAGAATTTCAAACAGGTGAATTTGTACCTTTATCACATGGTGGTATAGGCGCAGCTTTATCAATAGGTTCTGCAGGTCAGGTACTTAAAGTAAACTCTGGTGGATCTGCTTTAGAGTTTGGTGCTGTGGAGGCAATTGTAAATATTGATAATGCTACAGATAAGACAAGTGCTACACTTGTTGCAGGAGATCAAATTTTATTATCAGATGGTGGTACTGAAGGTAGAGTTGCCTTATCACAATTAGATACATTATTTTCTGGAACATCTAAAACGCTCACAAATAAAACAATTGATTCAGACAATAACACAATTACAAACATTGTTAATGCTGATATAAAATCTAGTGCTGCTATTGCAAATTCTAAATTAGCAAACTCTGCTGTAACCGTTGGTACTACATCTATTAGTTTAGGTGCAAGTGCTACGACAATTGCAGGTATATCTAATTTTACTGCTGGCACAATTAACATAACAGGAAATGTTATTTCATCAACTGACTCAACACAGGTTGAGATAGGTAGTGGTGATGGTTTAAGAGTTGCAGGTAATTTAGACGTTGCAGGTAATATGACCGTTACAGGCACTACAACTACTTTATCATCTACAAATACGGTTGTATCAGATAAACTATATGAATTAGCAAATGGCACTTCAGGCACACCATCAGGTGACGCTGGTATAGTAATTGAAAGAGGAAGTAGTGATAATGCAATAATAGGTTTTGATGAAAGTGCTGATGAGTTTATAGTAGGTACAGGTTCATTTACAGGTGCAAGTTCAGGTAATTTAACATTTACACATGGAACATTATCAACTGCTGGTAATAAAATTTATAAAGCAGGTACAGCTCATGCTGTATCATTAGTTGCTTCATCTAGTCTTGCAGGTAATGTCACATTAACTTTACCTGTTAATGATGGTGACGCAAATCAACTACTTGCAACTGACGGATCAGGAAATTTATCTTTCATATCTGCAACTGCCGCTTCTGGTGCAGGATTATCAGATTTATCAGATGATACCACACCAAGTTTAGGTGGTAATTTAGACATGAATGGTAATGATATTATCACATTATCAAATGGTAATATTGATCTATTACCTCATGGTACTGGTAAAGTTATTATGGATGGTAATGGTACCTCAGGTGGTGTTAGTATATCAGATGGTTTAATTGATATAAGAACAGGCACAGGTAGTGTATCTAAAATAAAATTCTATTGTGAGTCAAGTAATGCTCACTTTCAAACTTTACAAGCTGCACCACACTCTGCAGGTAGTTCAGCAGTATTAGTTTTACCTACAGCATCTGGTACTCTTATAGGTACAGGTGATAGTAATACGGTATCTAATACTATGATTGCTAATTCATCTATTACATTTACAGATGAAAGTTCAACTGCTGGGGCAGTATCATTAGGTGGTAATTTAGAGTTTCTTGCAGGCGAAGGTATTAATACAACTGCTTCTGGTGATACAATAACTATTGCTGCTGAAGAGGCAACATCATCTAATAAAGGTGTCGCTTCATTTAATAGTACAGACTTCTCTGTGGGTTCAGGTGCTGTATCATTAGTTTCTGAAAGAATACAAGACATAGTTGGTGCGATGGTCGGTAGTAATACCGAAACTCGAATAACGGTTACTTATGATGATTCAGATGGTACACTTGACTTTGTTGTAGATAATGACTTATCTAACTATGACAACTCATCATCAGGATTTACAACTGCTTCATCTACAACAACATTTACAAACAAAACATTGACAAGTCCTAAAGTAAACGAAGATGTGGCTGTCACAGCTACTGCAACAGAAATCAACTTATTAGATGGTGTCACAGCAACAACTGCTGAATTAAATCATACAGACGGTGTGACAGATAATATACAGACACAATTAGACACTAAATCAACTAGGTCTCAATCTATCGCATTTTCACTTGCTCTTGGTTAATATTATAAATATACCAGTAAAGATAAGGGATTATTATGGCAACGCCAGCAAGTAGATCACAATTAAAAGAATACGCATTAAGAAACTTAGGAAAGCCAGTCATTGAAATAAATGTAGATGACGCACAATTAGAAGATAGATTAGATGAGGCTTTACAATATTTCGCACAATATCACTATGATGGTGTAGAAAGAGTTTACTTAAAATATAAATTAACAGCAGCAGATTTATTAAGACTTAAATCACCTGGTGGTGACTCAACGGTTACTGCTACTACTGGCGGTAGAACAACATCATATACAGAGGCAAACAACTGGATTGGTGTACCTGATTCTGTACTTGCTGTCAATAGAATATTTCCTTTATCTGATAAACATAGCAACAATATGTTTGATATAAGGTATCAATTAAGGTTAAATGACCTTTATGATTTTTCTTCTACTTCTATAATTCATTATGATATGGTTTTAAGACATTTAGATTTTTTAGATCACATACTAGTAGGTGAAAAACCTATTAGATTTAATCAACACAATAATAAACTTTATATAGATATGGACTGGAATAATGATATTGATGTTGATGAGTTTTTAATTATTGAGTGTTATAGAAAGTTAGACCCAACACAAATGACAGATGTATTTAATGATATATTTTTAAAAAGATATGTGACTGCTCTGTTTAAAAAACAATGGGGTGCTAACTTATCTAAATTTAATGGTGTAGCCATGATTGGTGGTGTGACATTAAATGGTCAACAGATATATTCTGAGGCACTACAAGATGTTCAAAAACTAGAAGAAGACATTAGAGGCACTTACGAAACACCTGTATCGTACATGATAGGATAATGAAATGGCAGTTAATCACTACTTTCAAGGTGGCGATGGAATCGGTAATGACGCCGAGAAAACTCTACACGAAAATTTAATAATTGAAGGTCTAAAGATATATGGCCATGATGTTTATTATCTACCTAGAACATTAGTAAACCAAGACTTAATACTTGGTGAAGATGTTGCTTCAAAATTCAATTCATCATATTTGTTAGAAATGTACTTTGAAACCACGGAAGGGTTTCAAGGTGAGAGAGAATTAATATCTAAATTTGGTTTAGAGATTAGAGATGATACTACGTTTACGGTATCAAAAAGAAGATGGGAAGACGCTGTAGGCGATCAGGCTACTTTAATTAAATCAGGTAGACCTAATGAAGGTGACTTAATTTATTTCCCAATGATGAAATCTTATTTTGAGATTCAGTTTGTTGAGGATCAAGAGCCATTTTATCAATTAGGAAACTTACCTGTTTATAAATTAAGATGTACTAGATTTGAATATAGTAATGAAAGAATTGACACAAATGTTTCAGATATAAATGCTTTAGAAGATGATAAGTCACTTGATTTATTAGCTCATCAAATGAGTTTAGAAAATGAAGACGGTGCTGTATTATTAGAAGGTGATGAAATAAATTACTTGATACTTGAAACATACGATCAACAAACACAACAACCATATGCTGACAACTCAACTTTTGAGTCAGACGCAGGATTTGGTACAACAAGCACAAATGACGATATACTTGACTTTACAGAAAGAAACCCATTTGGAGAGGTTGACGAAGGATTTTAATGTTAGGAGATTATTTTTACCACGAGAGTTTAAGAAAGATAATTATTGCCTTTGGTACTATCTTTAATAATATTCATATTCATAGAAAAGATAGTAATGGTAATGTAGTGCAATCTTTAAAAGTACCTCTTGCATATTCGCCTAAAGAAAAATTTATTGCAAGATTAGATCAACAGCCTGATTTAGTACAAGATAGAAGAGTCGCTGTAACTTTACCTAGAATGGGATTTGAAATTTCAGGACTAAGCTATGACGCCAGTAGAAAATTAAATAGAATGGGTCAAATTAAAAAAGTAAGAGCAAGTTCTACTGATGGTAAGGTTATGAATAAACAATTTAATCCTGTACCATATAATATAAGTATGAATTTATATTCCTTTACATCAAGTGCTGAAGGTGGTTTACAAATCGTAGAACAAATATTACCTTTCTTTCAACCAGACTATACGGTAACAATCAGAGCAATACCTAATATGAATATTGTAAGAGATGTGCCTATTATTTTAAATAGTGTTAATTATGAAGATACATATAGTGGTGATTTTACAACAAGAAGAGCTGTTGTTTACACTTTAAGTTTTACTGCTAAAACATATCTGTATGGACCTATATCTCAACAAAAAGTTATTAAGTCAACACAGGCAGATATGTTTACAGATACAGACACTACTTCTAAAAGAGAACAAAGAATTGTTATTACACCTAATCCTACAAGTGCTGATGCTGATGATGATTTTGGTTTTACAACAACAATTACAGAATTTACAGACGGTAAAGTTTATAATCCAACAAGTGATAGTGATGAATAATTATGAGTATAGATGATAAAATAAATGAGGCACTTGGTATCTCTACCACTAAACCCTCAACAAAACAAGTAGTAAAAAAAGAATTTACACCTCCTGTTCCTAGATTAGAAGATAAGAACAAAGAAGATGTTGATAATGATTACAAATATAGTAGAGAAAATTATTACAATCTTATTGAAAGAGGACAGGATGCAATACAAGGTATATTAGATATTGCAAATGAAAGTCAACACCCTAGAGCATATGAAGTTGCAGGTAATTTAATTAAACAAGTTGCAGACACGGTTGACAAATTACAAGACTTACAAGGTAAACTTAAATCATTAAAAGATGTTCCTAATAAAACAAATACAAATATCAAACAAGCATTATTTGTAGGGTCATCAGCTGAATTACACAAAATGTTAAAGAATAAAAATAAGGATGTACAAAGTGAAGAAGATAAAGATTTTAAAGGCAAAGACATCACACCCAAAGAAACAGACATTTCTGATAAGTGATTTAACTTATATTAAGAAAAATCCATATCCTAATACTTTACCCGAAGATCAAAGAAATACCTGGCTAGACGCAGGTATGAACGATCCTATACAGGTTATTCAACACTCTATCAGTCCTACTGAAAGAAGAGGTGTTAATGGTGCCCTATATATTGAAAAGAAGTATTCGGTTAAAAAAGGTAGTAGTAGAATTACAGCTGCATTAGAAAAAGGTTATGACGCAATTGAAGGTATAATAGTAGATGATTGAATTTAATTTATCTAAAAAAAGTTTTATAGGTGGTTGGTTTATAGATGAAAAAGTCTGTGATGATCTAATTAAGTTTTTCAATAATACAGATCAAAAAGGACCTGGTGAAGTTTATCATTTTGGCAAACAAGTAGTTAAAAAAGATAGAAAAGATTCTACTGAAACAAGTTTTGATCCTGAATCAGATATTAAAGAATGGTCTAATTATAAAACAGAATTACAAAAAGTTTTAAATTTATATCTAAAAAAATATCCTGAAGCTAATGATGTTGCAAAATTTGGTTTAGTAGAGGGTGCAAACTTACAACACTATAAACCAGATAGTGGTTATTATTCTTGGCATGCAGAAAGACAAGGTATATCTACAAGACATTTAGTTTTTATGACGTATCTAAATGATGTAGATGATGGTGGTACAGAATTTAAAAATCAAAATATAAAATTACCTGCAAAAAAAGGTTTAACAACAATATGGCCTACTGATTGGACACATACTCACAGAGGCGTTATAAGTAAGACACAGGATAAATATATAATAACAGGATGGTTTAACTATGTCAAATGAAAATTATTTAGGTAATCCTAATTTATTTAAAGCACATACAAAAAAAGAATACACCGAGCATGAGATTAGGGAAATTGCAAAGTGTATGGATGATCCTATATACTTTATTAAAACTTATATTAAGATTGTAAATATAGATGAAGGTTTAGTTCCTTTTGATATGTATAAGTTTCAGGAAAAGATGGTTGATACTTTTCACAATAATAGATTTTCAATCTGTAAGTTACCTAGACAATCTGGTAAATCAACAACAATTATTGCATATCTATTACATCAAGTTATATTTAATGATAATATTAATGTTGCCATTCTAGCTAACAAATCTACAACTGCAAGAGATTTATTAGGTAGATTACAACTTGCATATGAAAACTTACCCACGTTTTTACAACAAGGTGTCTTAAACTGGAACAAAGGTTCTTTAGAATTAGAAAATGGATCAAAATTACTTGCAGCTGCAACATCATCAAGTGCTATTCGGGGTGGTTCATTTAACATAATATTTTTAGATGAGTTTGCTTTCATACCTGCAAATATATCTGAACAATTTTTTAGTTCAGTTTATCCTACAATATCTTCTGGTAAAAAATCTAAAGTATTAATCGTATCTACACCACATGGTATGAATATGTTTTATAAATTATGGAATGACGCTGAACACAA